GGAGAGATCTTATTCACCATCTACTCTTATCAAGTTCCTCTATGGTTCTATCATCGAGGAATTGGTTATCTTCCTTGCGAAAGAGGCTGGTCATTCAGTACAAGAACTTCAAAAGGAATGCGAGCTTGAGGGAATAAAGGGACACATCGATTGTAAGATTAACGGAGATGTGGTAGATATTAAATCGGCTAGTGACTTTGCCTTTCGGAAGTTCAAGACAGGTTCTCTAGAAAGCGATGATCCTTTTGGTTACATAGGACAGATCAGTGCCTATGCAGAAGCAGAAGGTAAGGACATGGGTTATCTCCTAGCTTTAAATAAAGTTACAGGAGAACTGGCTCTGCTAGAGCTTGATGATTTCTCTCTGATAGATGCGTCTAAACGCATACGACATATCAAAGAACTTGTTAAGAGTGAGGAGATACCCGACTTTTGTTATGCTCCACAGCCAGATGGTAAATCTGGAAACATGAAGATAGCAAGGGATTGTTCTTACTGTTCTTATAAGTGGAAATGTTTCCCTGACATGAGAGTGTTTAAATATAGTGATGGTCTAAGATACTTCACAACCATAGAAAAGGAACCTAAAGTTCAAGACATAACGGATAGCATGAGAGAATAACATGAGATTGAAACGCTATATCATAAGGCAACTAGGTCATGTAGTAGTTAAGATTGATAACTGGTGTTGGAAGTATCTATCAAAAAGAAAGGAACCTCCTGTAAAATACTTAACAGGTAAAGGAAGAAAATAGATGTCAGATTTCATACGACATGAGTCTTGTCCAGTATGTGGTAGTAAAAACAACGTAGGAGTATATGCTGACGGAAATAAGAATTGCTTTACAGATGGATGCACATTTTATATACCACCCAATTCAGAATATGTTGAGGAAGAACACATGGAAGTTTCTGTTACCACACGAAGCATAAGTACGGGGACTATCAAAGCAATCCCTGATCGGAAAATCGAAGAAGATACCTGTAGACGATATGGAACTATGCTTAATGGAACCAAACATTATTATCCCTACTACAATAAAGAAGGGGAACATATAGCTAATAAAGTTAGGAACATAGCTAATAAGACTTTCTTTTCTGAAGGTAATATTAAAGAAGCTATGTTGTTTGGACAGAAGTCCTTTCAAGAAGGTGGTAAGTACGTCACGATTTGTGAAGGAGAAGTAGATGCTATGTCTGCTTACCAACTCATGGGTAGTAAGTGGCCTGTAGTTTCCATCAGGAATGGTGCAGCCGCTGCTGCTAAGGATGTTACAGATAACTATGATTTCCTCACATCCTTTGATAACATCGTTATTTGTTTTGATAATGATGATGCTGGTCGTAAGGCATCTGCAAGAGTTGCGGAGATGCTGTCACCAAAAGCTAAGGTGATGTCTCTACAGTACAAGGATGCTAATGAGTATCTCCTGAACAACAAGAAGAACCTGTTCGTGCAGGATTGGTGGTCTGCCAAGACCTACACACCAGAGGGTATCATCTCCGGTAATGATATGTGGGATACGATTATCGAGGGTGCCACAGAAGCTGCTATTAACTATCCCTATCAGGGTCTGCAAGACCTGACCTATGGCATACGCATGGGAGAGCTTGTGACTATCACGGCAGGATCTGGATTAGGTAAGTCTCAGTTCCTTCGTGAGCTTATCTATCATGTCTTTAAGAATACTAATGACAACATCGGCATGATGTTCATGGAAGAGTCAGTAAAGAGAAGTGGTCTGGCCTTCATGAGTCTTGAGGCTGATAAGTGTTTACATCTTCCATCAGAGTTCTCATCCGTAAAGGATGAAGATCTGAAGAAGTACTTTGATGACACGTTAGGTACTGGTAGGTTATTCTTCTACGATCATTTCGGATCTAATGCTATCGACTCTATCCTGAACAGGATCAGGTACTTTGCTAAAGCCCTTGACTGTAAGTATGTAGTGCTGGATCATATCAGTATCCTAGTATCAGATCAGAACGTGGCTGATGAACGTAGGGCTATCGATGAGATGATGACCAAGATGCGTACCGTTGTACAAGAACTTGATATTGCCTTGCTCATTGTATCTCATCTGCGTAGACCTTCTGGTACAGGTCATGAAGAAGGTTCTGCCACATCCCTCTCTCAACTCAGAGGTTCTGCCAGTATCGGACAGCTATCTGATATCGTTATTGGTCTGGAGAGAAATGGTCAGCATGAGGATGAGATAGAGAGGCATACCACCACAGTACGGGTTATCAAGAACAGGTTCTCTGGCTTGACAGGACCAGCCTGTAAGGTGTACTATGGTCGAGATACAGGTAGACTTACTGAAGTTCATGAAGAGTTTGAAGAACTTGAATAATGCATTGGACCTATAAAAGAAAAGTCTTTAAACCTGATACCAAATGCTTTGGTTTTGTATATAAAATTATAAATAAGAAAACAAAGAAGGCTTACATAGGACATAAACAATACTTCTTAAAGGTAAAGAAAAAACAAAAGCCTTCCAACTGGGAGGTGTATACTGGTTCTTCTGTTCATCTTAACGAGGATATAAAGAAGCATGGTAAAGAGAATTTTACATTTCAAATTATAGGGGAGTATGAAAACAAAAGGAGTTTGAAATACTATGAATGTTTCTACCAAATGAAGTACAAAGTTCTCACAGCTATCATAGAAGGAACAGATGAACCCGCCTACTATAATAATTATGTTGGTGGTAGTTTTTACAGACCGATCAGAGTAGAGAAATCATAATGCCTATTATCCTACAACTCAGAGTTCATGAAAAAGATATTGGCATGAACCCTGAAGTATGTTATCTTAAAACAATACACGAAAAAGAAACTATCCCAGAGAAAAACATACTCACAATACGTGTGAAAAAATCTCTAGTTACTCACTGGTCTGATTCTGATTTCGATATAAATCGTGAAAAGATAACAGAAGACATCGATAAGATATCTTCTATACTAAGAGTACACGGCATAGTTGTGTTACCTCTGGAGGAGATAGCTAACAATCTTTCAGAGGTAGAAGAGAGTTGTCCTAAGACAAAAGAGTTTATTGAAAAACAAATCGGAAGGCTTATGAAGTATGGCGGACAAACAAAAAGCTCTGCATGAACTACTCGGAATTTCTGATGAGATTGATGTAAATAAGGAGAAGCTTATTATTTACCTTGAAGAGGGTTCTACAGATGAGGATTTCACGGTAAGACTTTTTGATATCTCAAAAGGAAATGATCCCACTCTTATAAAAGAAGTAGGCTATGGTATGCTTTCCTATCTTCATGATGATGATGTTCTCGAAGGACTGAAAGAAGCTGGGAAGTATTCTTTTAATGTTCAGCAACAAAAAATCAGCTATTCAGATAATGTAGTTGAATTTAAGAAAGTGCATTGATTGTCCAACCTTCTAGGAGTATTGTATGATATGTCAGATAATATCAATCACCCTCCACATTATAATAGAGGTACAATAGAAACGATAGATATGATAAAGAACTGCATGACTCCTCACGAATTTGAAGGGTACTTGCAAGGCAATGTAATTAAGTATATCTCTAGATATAAGTATAAGGGTACTGCTCTGGAAGATTTAAAGAAAGCGGAATGGTACATAAATAAACTAATACAAGAAGTGGAGATCTTCATAAACGATAAACCTAGTGATACTGAATAATGATAATTCAAACTTTACAAACCAGACTAAATGATTTTCATAAAGCATTCAACCATCCAAGAGATGTGGTATATGAGAGGGTGTCTATTGATAAGATAAAATCTCTACGGATTAAATTAATCCGAGAAGAATTTAAAGAGGTTATGTCAGCTATACAGGCAAAGAAAGATAAGGATTCAGTTCTTAAAGAACTTTGTGATCTGGTGTATGTTTGCGTAGGCTTTGCCGATACGTTTGGCTGGAACTTTGATGAAGCTTTTATCAGGGTACATAATTCTAATATGTCTAAGCTTGACAAAGATGGTAAACCTATCTACAGAGACGATGGAAAGATACTAAAATCTGCTCAATATAAAGAGCCTAACTTGGAAGATCTCGTATAATGAAGATACCTGTTGATGCTGAACTTGTTAATGAAGTTCTTAACTACCTGTCAAAGAAACCTTTCGGAGAAGTTAATAGTATAATTAACAAGATTCTCGCAGAAGGTAGAAGTTTTGATGATAGTAAACAGAAGGAGTTAGAGATAGATGTTACCGACTGATTACCAATCCTTCATACATCAATCTAGATATAGTCGTTGGTTGGAAGAAGGAAGAAGAGAAACGTGGGAAGAAACAGTAACCAGACTTCTTAATTTCTACAGAGATTTTATCAAGAAGAACCATGCCTACTCCATGCCAAAGGAGATACATACAGATTTATATGTAGCAATGGTCAAGCTTAACATCATGCCCTCCATGAGGGCTATGATGACTGCTGGTGATGCATTAGATCGTAATCATATTGCTGCCTACAACTGCTCTTACCTGCCTGTGGATAGTCCCAGAGCCTTTGATGAGTGCTTGTATATCCTCATGCATGGTACTGGTGTGGGCTTCTCTGTGGAACGACAGTACATCAACCAGCTTCCTAGAGTCCCTGACACGCCTGAAGAGAGTGAAACGACTATCATCGTACAGGATAGCAAGGAAGGGTGGTTCAGGGGCTTCAAGGAGCTTGTGAACCTACTCTATGCAGGTAGACAACCTCGTTGGGATATATCCAGACTACGACCTGCTGGTGCCAAGCTGAAGACCTTTGGTGGTAGGGCCAGTGGACCTGAACCTCTTGATGATCTCTTCAGATTTACCTGTAATATGTTTAAGAAGTCTGCTGGTCGTAAACTAACCAGTCTGGAATGTCATGATCTTATGTGTAAGATTGCTGACACGGTAGTGGTAGGTGGTGTTCGCAGATCAGCCCTGATCAGCCTATCTAATCTATCTGATGATCGTATGAGACATGCCAAGTCTGGATCATGGTGGGAGACAGATCCTCACAGAGCTTTGGCTAACAATTCTGTATGTTACACAGATGGATCAGCAGATATGGGATCGTTCATGAGAGAGTGGACAGCCCTCTATGAGAGCAAGTCTGGTGAACGTGGTATCTTTAATCGGAAGGCTGCACAAGAGCAAGCTGCTAGGTATGGAAGACGAGATGCCGATATTGATTATGGAACTAACCCCTGTTGTGAGATTATCCTTCGACCTAAACAATTCTGTAACCTATCTGAAGTTGTTGTGAAATCAGATGACACTGCTGAAACTTTACAGAGAAAGGTAGAGCTTGCTACTATCCTAGGTACGATACAAGCTTGCTTCACTGACTTCAAAGGTTTGAGCATACAGTGGACTCGTAATACAGAGGAAGAGAGATTGCTAGGTGTATCTCTGACAGGCATCCTCGATAACAAGATGATGGCTAATCAAACTAATGATGATCTTGCAGTTCTCTTATCTAATCTCAGGCTCACAGCAGTAGCTACTAATAGAAAGTGGTCTAAGCATCTTGGTATTGAACCCTCTGCTGCTATAACTTGTGTTAAGCCTAGTGGTACAGTTAGCCAGCTTGTAGATGCTGCTAGTGGTATCCATCCTCGACACTCTGAATATTATATTCGTACTGTCAGAGCAGATAAGAAAGATCCTCTCACGCAATTCATGACAGAGAAAGGCTTTCCCGTAGAGGATGAAGTATCTAAACCACAATCATTATCCGTCTTTAGCTTTCCCATGAAGTCACCTGAAGGTGCATTGACAAGAAAAGATATATCTGCTATAGATCATCTGAAGATATGGCAGGTGTATTCTGAATACTGGTGTGAACATAAACCCTCTATCACTGTATCTGTTCAAGAAGATGAATGGATGTCAGTAGGTGCTTACGTTTATGAGAATTTTAATAAGATGTCAGGCATTAGTTTCCTGCCCATGACAGAACATACTTACAAACAAGCCCCTTACCAAGACTGTGATAAAGAAATGTATAACAAACTACTAAGTAAGATGCCTGAAGAAGTCGATTGGAGACTTCTATCACAGTTTGAAGCAGAGGATAACACACATGGTAGTCAAACTTTAAATTGTACAGGTGATGTATGTGAGATAGTGGATATCATTAACTAGGGATAACAATCATGTTCTACAAAGCAGAATCTCGTAGGCTTTCTCCTTCAGAAGAAATCTTTATTCTTAAAAAGAATATTCGAGAACTGCAAGAACAATTACAAGAAGCTTACAAGATAATTAAAAAGTTAGGAAAAGATAATGACAGATCAAAAAGAGAAGATTAAAGTTCACCTTGAAGGTATTCAGATGGAACTTACCTATCTCGTAGAAAACCTAGGTGACTATAACAGACTACAACGAAAGAATGTTCAGGAGTATCTTAGTGGTAGGATAGAAACTTTAAGAAATAATATTAAAGATATAACTTTTGCAGAGGAAGTATTTAAGAAGGAGAGACCTGTTGTCCAAAAGAAAACAGGATGACGTTGCTGCCACCCTGTTTAAGTTTGGAGTATTTCTAACTGAGAAAGGTCACTTAGAAATTCAACGGGAGTTTCTTCATCCTAATGATTGGTTAACAGTTGTTAATGAAAACTTTCCTTCCTATGAGAACAAGGAGTTGATGCATAAGTTTCTAATGTATTCTAAAGACTTGATGGACGATGCTGAGAGAGATCTCAGTACCTATAGTCCTATGTTTAAACCAGCCCCCCATCATACATAGGCTTTGCAGATGCCTGTACCATGCCGCCATCGTACATAGGTATTACTTGATTACCTAATTCTGCCTTTTGTCTTAACTTCAGAGCCTCTTCTCTGGTATCACCACCATCCTGCATACGCACCACACCACCATCGTACATGGTCTGTGGTTCAGCTAGTATTTCCTTGAGTGTGTGCAT